TCCACTCGCCGTACCACTTAGCCGACAACATCACGCAGTCCACCAGTTCAGGGCCGAAGCGTTCAAGCGCGGCCTCCGCCAGAAAACCGCCGTTACCGGTGGCGTCGAATGCCGCCCCGATAAGCCGTGCTATGCGTTCCAGGATGTAGAGCATGATATGCTTCTGCTGCTCGTAGGGCATGTTGCGAAGTTCAACGCGGAATGCCTCGCGCTTCTGCAGGTCTTCGGTGATTTCAAGCACGGTAAAGCAGGTCAGATCGCCGCGACGGGCGAAGTCCTCGCCGAAGCTGTAGCGCGAACGTGGATTAAGGGCGGTTAAAAGCGGTTTTAAATGTGCTTCACACCAGGTGTTAATCTCGGATTCGCGCAGCCAGGCCGCACGACTGAGGAAGTCTTCCGGCGCTTCGAAGGTCAGAATGGGAATGCCGCGCACCATCGCCAGCTCAATGAGCGCGTGGGGAATATAGGCCCCGCCGGATTTTTTCGGCACGCAGCCGTATTCCTCGTCGGCGTCCTCACGGGTTGGAGCATCACGGTACAGACTTTCACGCCAGGCAACCTGCGCCCCCGGTGACCAGACCTGATCCGTCACATAGCAGATACGTTTATAGAGACCATCAGCGATGGCGTCATCGATCGTGATGGTGTGCAGGGAATAATCCTTGCGCCCGGCCAGTACGTCCTGAATCAGTTCATTAAAGTAATTATCAACACCGTTATGCGTGGAAATAATACGCACACAACACCCCCACATGCGCATTGCCAGCGCAGCCTTAAGTAACTCACGTAACCCTTCATGGAAGGCCGCTTCATCAATAACCACATCCCCCTGCAGGCCGCGAAGGTTGGACGGACGGGAAGACAGCGCCTGGATTTTTAAACCACTGTTGGGAAACCGCACCATATAGGTGAGAATTTCCTCTTTTTTCTCACTGTCCCAGAAGGTCTGCTCGTAAACGTCGGCTTTTGCCAGCCTGTTAAATGCGCGGGCAAACAACGCAACGGCGGCGATGTACTCCAGCGCCATTTCCTGTTTAGAACCGACATAGAACGTGTTTCGTCCACCGCGCTTTTTCGGTTTAGCCGCATTAATAACGTTACGGCCTGCCTCCGCCCAGGTGATACCGGTACGGCGGCTTTTCTGACCAATAACCACGCCGCTTTCATCCAGGAACCACTTCTGCTGATACCCCAGAAAAACCGGCTCCTGTTCCGGTTTTGCATCACTGATATCGGTGGTGATATCCACACCGAGTTTTTCAGCTTCTTCTTTCAGGTCAATCAGTCGGGGTTCGCCAACTGCAGTGAGCGTGGGTTCTTTTTTCCCGGCCATTACGCTTTACCCAGAAGAATGCGGCGAATGCTGGCTTCCAGCTCTTCACTCATCCCGTCCGTGCCGCGCAGTTCGTCGGTGACGGCACTCGCCATCTCTTCAGCAAAGGCGGCCCGGATCTCTTTCTCGCGCTTCATGCTGCGCTCGGCGGCACTCTCCAGACGCTGAACGGCCAGCATGATATTTTTAAGCAGGTCAATATCGATCTTGCCGTCATCCTCCAGGTCACGACGGGCGGCACGCAGCTTGCGGAACAACAGGGAGCGGGTCATTTCAAGAATGAGCGTTGTGGTATCGCCGGTGGGCTTGTCGCCGAGTTCCGCCACCATCGCTTTTGTCTGCTCGCGCAAGTCGCGAAGGTCGCGCGCCACTTCCTCGTTTTCAGACGCCAGACGCCACACCGCGCCCCGACTGAGTTTCATCTCTTCCGGCAGGCCCGCCTCCTCAATAAGCCGGTTGATCTCTTCACGAACCTGTACCTGCGTGAAGCGTTTTTCCCGCAGCATCTCAAGCAGGGGTTTGCGGATACTGTCCGGCAGAAGGTCGGCTTTTTTCACGCGTCCACGGGTCGGCTTATCCATGACTAGTCCCTCGCACGTGGCTTTTTCACACCCGGCACCGTACTGCGCCCCTCGGCCACGTCCTGGCCCCGCCCGGTCAGTTCGGCGATGTAGTAGCCGTTAATCAGGGTTCGCAGGCGCACCAGCCCCTGCTCGGCAAGCCAGGCGATATGGGTATGCACGGTATCGCGTGACACCTTGTGCCCGTAATCATCCAGGCAGTCCTGGAGTACGGACTCACCGAGCTCGCCGTTGTAGTCGGCAAGCGATCGCAGAATGACCAGGCGCTGGTCTTCGGTAATAAAGTTGCTCATTGCGGGTTCTTCCTTACAGCCTGTTCCAGCAATAATTCATTCTGGTGAGAGACCGATTTCAGCGTGGCGCTGGTCGCTTTCAGGTCACCCCGCAGCGTCGCTATCTCCACGTTAAGCCGGTTTACTTCGTCCTGCGTTGGCAGGTTTGCAATACGTGTTTCCACCCGCTCCACGCGGTCATGCAGCTTTTCAAACGCCTCGCGCGGCACAAAGGTTTTGCGCATCAACGCCATAAAAATGCCGCCCGCCGTCGCAGTGGCCGAGAGTATCGGCACCGCATAGTCTTTAACGATACTGATCCACACCGTAAGCCTCCCGTAATGCCTGACAGTCCACACAACACACAGCGTCAGGCAGAACCGCCAGACGTGCAGCCGGAATGAGGATGCCGCAGTCTTCACAGTACCGAACGGCCGACGCCGGCGTATTTTGATGCGCCTGCCGCATATGCTCGGCCAGGCAGCGCTCGTTAAACTGCGCCGCCAGCTCCTGGGCGCGATCTAGTTCATCCACATCATCTTCCTTACTCTCGCTTTCGGACCGGAACAGCAGACGCTCCGGCCACAGCAGTAAATTCATGTTGTCGTTGTTCCTCAGCCCGCCGGATGCTCGCTTTATCGACGTTGCAGTTTTTAATCACCGCCAGCAGTTGCAGGTTGTAGTCCACCGATGCGCCAAAGGTGAACGGCTCCGGCAGCGGCGGCACCATACAGTCCGCCGTCCACTCAGCGGGAAGCGGAACCGGTGGCACCTGCACGTATTTCACTGACGGCGGCGCGCACGCGGTCAGCAGCAGCGGCAGGCACAACCACGCGAGCCGCAGGCTCTGCGGCAAGCACCGGGCGAATCTCCGCTCTGAGCGTTTCGCTTTGCTGCGTATTGCGTTGCTTTTCATCGGTGGCCGCCTTACTGAGCGTGTTAAAAAACTGCATGGTGTGCTGCTGGTTGTTCAGGATGCGCCGGGCCTCGTCACGCTGCTGCGTGAGGGTGTCGATATCCGCCTGTAGCCGTTTGACCTGCTGACGTTCAGCCCACACCCCGACCGCAAGACAAATCACCACAACCACCACCGCCACAATCGGTAATTCATCTCTCAGGCCAGCCATAACACACCCCGCATCAGCAGAACGGCACACAGCACCGACACCATCACCGGCCGCCAGTAACGAACTAAGACTGCGGTAAGTCGTAACGGCATAACCACTCATCCGCAGAACGTCGCGCTTCAAGCCCCGGCAGCTTCTGACCTTTGGAGTAGATCCAGCGGATGTACTGACCACAGGCAGCAGGCATTTTCCCTTCATTAATCAGGCGCAGCAGCGTGGAGTTGCGGAAGTTGGTTTCACCCGCCCAGAACACCCAGGAGGCCAGCGCCACGGTCTGCCCCTGCGTGAGCGGCACTTTGACGTAACGTTTAATAGCTGCGAATGCCCAGGCCATATCCTGTTTCAGCAGCACAAGGCACTCGGCATCGGTTTTGACCATGCCGGGCTTCACGTCCGGGCCGGTATGCCCGTAACAGATGGTTGGCGTGCCGGTTGGATCGATGTAGGTCTCATTCGATTTACCCTCCCAGTACGCGGTGTACGAGGTGGCAATACCGACCGTGCCGGCACCGGCCAGCACAAGGGCAACCAATTTTTTACGTAACGCCGGGGGAAGCTTCGGCACAGGTCACTCCAGCAGTAACAAACCTGTAGCGAGAGTAACAACGAACAGAAAAGGAGAGGATTTGCGGTAGTTCAGTAACGGACGGGAGATTTTGAGCTCACCCGTTCTGGTGAGCGCAAATTTCAGGCAGTCCGACCACTAAAGGAAAAGTGGCGGCTGGATGCGGCGATGGTGAAGCCGCCGCTGCTCGCGAATGATGGCATAAATCTGGGTCTGAGACAGCCGGTATTCACAGCGCAGGGTTTCAATGTCTTCGCCATTATGCCAGCGGGTGAATATCTCGTGATGGCGCAGGGCTGCAAACAGGGTTTCGCCGGTCGGCAGATACCAGGAGCGACCACCCATATAGCCCGCCTGAGCCACGACCGCATTACGCGCCAGACGGCGTGCCTCCGGCTCACCCATACCCTGACGACGAAACTCACGCTCGAATATATCAACCAGCCCGGCCAGCGCACGCGGCCACTGCCGTTTAATCTCCAACTCCGGGACAGTATCAAGCTGGTCAATCAGGGCATTGAGACCCGGATCATCAGCAAATAAACCTGGCTGACATTCGGCCATAACCACCTCATACAACGAAGTTAACTATTGCGATACCTTACTATAAAGGAAAACTTTCGTGCTGTGTCGCGGTTTTCCAAAATGTGACTCAACACAATGCAATAGAGGCACTGCCCACCATAGAGTTATTAACCAGAATAATGTCACCAATAAATCGGAGTATATGACCAGTGAATATTAAGTTGATAACAGGGCTTATTGCTCTTGGGGTAAGTTTTAGTGTGGCAGCAGAACAGGACATTCAGGCACTGATAAAACAAAAACTAAAGGAAGGTGGTGGTGTTTGGGCGGAAGAAAATCACATTACCAAAGACCCTGCATCTGGATTTTGGACATGTAACGGAATGAGACTTCACATGGATGTTGATTTAGGCGGATGGCAGGATCTGGATTCAAATGAGCATTTTATGCAATCGGAAAAGCCTGAACCGATAGATGATAACGATAAAGATATAAAGGTGAAAGGTACAACCTATACATATCAGTCAATGGATCGAGAAGGTATATTAAAATTTTTCATTGTCGATAAATCAGGAAAAAACCTTTATCTTCATGATGATGTTAAGTTTTTCAAGCTATATCGCTGTAAGCGGGATGAATAAAAGCAAATCCCGCGCTGTGGCGGGATTTGGGTTAAGGAGATATGGCTTTTCGCGCGGCAAAGCGCTTACAGGTCTGGTCGTAGCTGATTTTTTCTCGCTCAGACAGACCGAGGGAGCGGAGCATTTCGCGACGATGCCAGCGCTTGAGACGCTCCAGGATATCAGATGCCAGCGCCGGCTCCCTCTCCAGCCACTGGTAGTTTGCCACACCTTCGCCGCCGTTCGCCGATGCCGTTTGCTTCCTCACCCAGGCATTAAGCGCCGCTTCACTGTCACTACCGAGAAAACCCTGAGCATGCATAAGACGCCAGATAGCACGAACTTTGGCGGTAACGGTAGCGGGTTTTAAAGCCCTGTTTTGCGGTTTTGAACGTACTTTGAAACCGCGTTTTTTGAATGCCGCCAGCGCTTTCGATAACTCCGGGAGCGTCATATCGCGACAACTGGTTTTACCTGTCGCGGTACGCAACGCATCCTTGTAAGTATCTTCATCCAGCCGTAACTCCCGCCTGGCAACATGCATTAGCGTGATGAGAGATGCACGGTCCATGAATACCTCCACTACTATTTAAAGCGTCACGTTTTTACCGTAACGCTCTGCCGCTATTCTCTTCCAGCCCTCAAAGCTTCTTCTCAGCTCTTCGGGGTCATAAGTGGCATTTGCGGTCGCTGCAACCAGGGCATAAGAGCCGGATAAAGCCAGGTCTTTCCAGTACTGATTAAGCCTGTCTCCTGCATCCCGCCAGGCACTGGCAGAATCCGTTCCTGCCCCATAAACCTGACCGGTCAGGCCAGTCACCAGCCAGATATCTTCAATCTTTACGCGCTTCGCCATCTGGCACCTCCGATAACGCTGACGTTGCAGAAATTCGATCGAGCCGCTCAAGTTCAGCAACCAACAGGGCGGTAGCTTTAACCAGATTGCGCCGGTAGTCCGAGGGTCTGAAACTGTCATCATGCCAGTCAGCAGGCCAGTAATTTTCAGCCTCCACAGGCTCTATATAGCTAATGGCCGCCGCAGCCAGTTCGCAGCCGATATATGTATCATCATGCTCTGGCGTCCAGCCCTTAACGCTTATTTGTCGTTGACGTTCTGCAATGACATCACGCAGGGCACCAGTTAATGGCTGTGATGCTGACTCGCTCGGCGCTGGCTGCGTCATTCCAACCAGACGTGTTATTTCTGATTCCAGGAGTGAACCTAAAACTGTATTCGTACAGTGCTCGGTCCATTCGTTGTTTTCCAGCAGGTCGATGATATTAAGAATATCATTGTAAACGCCTGTTGCTGGCGGGGCGGTATATAACGGCGTGACAATCCAGTAATGCCCTTCAGGTGATGGCGATAGCGGGTGTTCGTCGTGATATTTTTTATCGTTGATTCCTTCTGCATAGCAAAACCCATCATCACGATAGGCCGCTCTGATATACGCCACAGGCTCAGCATCCATTGATGCCAGCACCTGCTTCAGCACCTTCAGAATTTTGGCATCGTCATCGTCAAGGCCAAACGGAATATCGTCGCGAGTGTTTTCAAATTCAGCGATAGTTTTCTCCAGCCATTCTCTGGTAATTGTCATCTGTTGATCCCCCCTTCAAGAATGGTGGCGCGGCAGGTATCCATAATGCGTTCAATCTCGCGAATGTTACGCTTGAGCAATCCCTCCGGCTCGCCAACATACGAACCGTTGTAAGACAGACAGGACGTCCAGCGGTACATTTCATTATTCAGTCGTGCTACGGCCTCAAACGAGCGACGTAAATCCTCCGGCGTTACTGGCGCAGGCTGCGGCAACATTGCTTTGAATGCTTCGATATTGGCGTAATGTTTCGCCCGTTCTTCTGGTGTCATAGCGTCCAGCCCGGCGTAATACTCTGCGCGTCGCTGCAATGCGATCAATAAGCCCTCTGTTTTACACCCTTTACCGAAGCGCAGACCCGGCACCAGATGCACAGGACATGGCAACGTTTCAGGATATCCAGATATTGACTGAGGAGATGAGTACACAAGCTCGCATTCGCGACTGTCATCTACGCTAAGTTCTGCAAAATATCTGGCGTCGTGATACCACCACTCGCCGGTATTGCGTAACTCAGCATCCTTCCAGCGCCAACGCATCGCTACAGGCTCCGTGCTATCAGCATTGCGGTATTTCTGAAGCTGTTTCTGCTGATTTAATAAAGTAATGTGCGCTTTCAGCAATTCCCCGCGTTGTAATTCGTTCTGTTTGCGTAGCTCCTGCAACTCGGTCGCCATCGCTAATTCCTGCGTGGTAGGTTCCACACCGTCAACAGAACCGGATAATATTTCGGCTAATTGCTCATCTGTCAGCCTGTCACTTACCATCGTCATAATCCACCTCCGGCAGCGCATCAACCCACGCCCAGTGTGTCACCTTGCCATCTTCATCCTCGATACAGGCCCCGGTCTCTTCATCCACGAACAGCCCCTCATAACCCACGTGACCAATTCGCAGCTCCTGGTGGTAGCCGTACTGCACAACCAGCACTACCGCTTCCATGTCTGGCGGAAAACAATCAGTCAGCGAATGCCAGGGATGACCGCGCAGATCGCCAAAGTAAACACCAGTCAATTTGCCACCACAGACAGGCATACCGGCAGCGCAGATAAGCGGCTCATCAGATTCAACAAATAATGTCGTTATCATGATGAAACCTCCACCTGCTTTTTAGCCGCGTAAAACTCGTCAGACAGAATCTCGGCCATGCGATCGTGAGAGGGTTTTATACCGGCACTGACGTAAATCACATCACCAACACGAAAACGCGTAAAAGAACCAAACAGCGTAACGCTGAAATCCAGCCCCATCGCATTCAGTCCGGGAGTAAAGTCGGCGCGGGTACGTGGAACGTTTTCCGCCCACAACGCCGCCAGTTCGGCGGCCTGCGCTCTCAACACTTTGGGAATACGTGACCGGCGCGGCTCACAACTCCAGCCGGTCACGGCACGCTGAACCGTCCACAGTTCAGGGGCGAACGGACGCGCGGATGCGGAAAAGCAGATACCTTTAAAGCTCCGCTCATTCACGGAGATGCAAAATAAGGCGCGGGCACCACACCCCAGCACACGCTCAAGCTCCCTAGCTTCTGAGTGAAGTTTCTGGCAGTCACTGACATATTGATCCCACGCGGTTAATACGTCAGGATGAGAAGTTTTAAAGAACATTATGCCACCTCCCCGGATTTGACGTTACCGTCATCATCAAAAGAGTTACTGCAGGTGCGTTTATTCTTACCGCAATCCACATTCTCACGCATCAGTAGTGCGCTGATATGCTCAACGCCAAAATATTGATACGAGACATAACCAGCCGCATTACATGTATTCAGAAAATCACGTATAGTCTTTTTACGGGGTTTACCGATTTTTTCCTGATATTCCTTATGATATTTAACCGAGTCCGCTTCATTTAATTTAAAATAACGCCGTTGCATTGCCATGCAATACCTCTTTTCTTTTTTTCAGGCGTAAGCAGTCCTCTGACGCGAACGCCATAATTAAAAATAAAATCTGTTTACATTAATCAGTAATTACAGTTTGGCGATATCCAGCGAAAGCTGTTTATATTCCTTACCGTTTTCACGCTGATAAAAGCGCAGATAGGTACTGCTGCCGTTAACGGTAATAGAGTCCACAACCGCACGCATCGCCTCCTGCCACTCCTCATCGGGAATATCAAGGTCACGCAACGCGAGAACCTCGTTAACATCAATCATCCCCTGCTTGTTTGCCCGGAATGAGCGATTAACGATAGCAATCAG